CTGTTTTAAATCAAGACAGAGAAGTATGTGCAATTTATAGAAGCAATAGAATTGATCCAGTAAGCTACGGCAAAATGATATTCTATCTTGGCAGATGGTATAACAATGCTTTAGTATGTCCTGAGAGTAACTCTATTGGTTTAGCTACAGTACAACAATTGTTTGGCATGAACTATCCAAACATATATCAACAAAAGAAAACAGCAAACACAGCTGGTGATAATGTAAATCATTTAGGTTTTAAGACTACTATGTCTACAAGACCGCCAATCATATCCAATCTTAGACGAATGATTGATGATGAAGACATTACGATTCCTTCTAGTATTTTGCTAGAAGAATTAAGAAACTTTATTATTACAGAGTCTGGCAAAGCAGAAGCTTCTACTGGACATTACGATGATATGGTTATGTCACTTGCTATTGCTTGTGAAGCTTACAGAACACATGGTCACGCTTTAACTAACAAGTCGTTTAGTTGGGGAGAGATGAATACATTATATAAGCAGCCAGATACTAAGTGGCTATAAGGAGACGCTATGGATAATAGAGGTTATTCAGCTTTAGGTTTAGGACAAACAGGGCATTTTTGGGATGGCTCAGAAAGATATTGGGAGCCAACAATAAACGCTGTTGACAGTATATGGAATACATATGAAACAATTCCAGTTAACAGAAACAGATATTTGCCTGACGATGTTAATTTAATTGCTGAAGACAAACGTAGTTATTATCAAAGCAACAACCCAGCACAAAAAACCGAAGGTGATGATTATTTTTCTACTTTTGGTTTTGACCCAAGGTCTGCATCTAAACATGGTGGTGTATATAGAGATCCGCCTGAAACTATTTTTTCTAGTGACTTCGATGACAAGTTAGATAGACCAACTTTAGCATTAACTGATAGTGGTGTAAAAATGATGAGACCAGTCGGAGATCTTGATTCTGATGACCTTCAGCCTTTTTCATCTGTTGGAATGCATGAACTTACGCATTATTGGGATGATGCTATAGCTGAAAGAGATCAAAGTACTGCAAGCAATATTATGCAAAGTTTTGAAGAGTATTTAAAATTTTCTGGACAAGATGTAACTCAAGAAAAATTACAAGACATGTGGATGAAAGACCCAAGGACTAGCCACCTAAATTTACATGATTCAAAAAACACAGGCTTAAGAACGTTACTGAGAAACAGGTCACACCATGGCGGAGTTGTTAATCCGAGAGAAGGTTTTGGAGAATATCTTTCTACAATAATGACCGATCCTAATTATGAGACTGTGTGGAAAACTAAACCTAGTGGACCTTATAAACTTAGTCCAAAAGAAACATTTGCAAGGGCAGCTGGTCCATTGATGAGACCACAACGTTACGATGAAGGGTTTAGCAACAATACAAGAAACCTTAATAAAACATTTGCTGATTCAATGGCAACATTTTTAAACAGCAGATAACAGAGAGAGCGAGAATGAAATCAGAAATCGAAAAGATTGATGACGATGCGTTGATTGAATCAATTGATCGTCACATGCGGAATGCTACTGGTGGCAATACTAATTCATCAGATGTAAGCAAACGCAGAGAAAATGCAGTATACGAAATGAGCTTAGAGGCACAAGGCGATTTAAAACCGCAAGGTGTTTCTAAAATTGTATCCTCCGACTCAGCAGAAATTGCCGAGGGATATACCGCACTATTAACAAAATTATTATTAGACAACAACAAGTTGGCTTTATTTACACCGTATAGCAATGACATGGCTTCAGTTAAAGCTTCACAAATTGCATCGGATGTTGTCAACTATTGTCTATTCAACTCAAATCCTGATGGATGGTCGAAACTTTCCACGTGGATAAAGTCAGCAGTTGTGTTTGGTAATAGTGCCCTTACATGGGGTTGGGAAGAACATTATGATTATGTTGTTGAAGAATACGAAACAATTGAAGAAGGTGTATTAGACCAAATTCTTTCTGACTCAAACGTTGAAGTTATTGGTGACTTGTTAGTTGCTGAAGAACCAACAGTTAATCCAGACGGAACTAGTTATTTTTCTTTTGTCGATGTAAGACTTCGCAGAAAGATTGATAAGTCTGGAGTAAAGTTACGCACTATACCGCCTGAATCTTTTTTGATTGACCGTGCTGCTTCTTCTGTTATTGATGCAACTTTTGTTGGCATTGTTACAGAAATGACACGTTCTGATATTAGACGAACTTGGTCTGACCAAGATATTAATTTTGATGAAATTGGTGAAGAGTCTACTGTTAGGTCTTCTGGTTTTTCGTATGAAGCATTTGCAAGAAAAGATGCAGGTGGAATACAAAACTGGGTAACTAATAATGACGATGATGAAGATGAAGCTAATATAAGTATTACTGTTGTTGAGTGTTGGATTCGTTCCGACAGAGATGGTGATGGTATAGCTGAACTTAAACATGTTATTAAAGCAGGCAACACAATCTTAGAAGAAGATGATGTCGCATATGTTCCAGTTGCAGTTTTAAATCCTATTGAGATACCTCATGAGTTTTATGGGCTGTCACTTCTTGATATGGCTCGCCCACAAACACAAGCAACTACAGCTATTCTTAGAGGATTTGTAGAAAATGTGTATTTTGGTAACTACGGCAGAACACTAGCTGACCCTAATGTTGTTGATTTCTCAGCATTACAAAACCCTGTACCAAAGCAGATTATTCCTACTAATGGAAATCCAGCTGCAGCAGTACAACAACTCCAACCAGAGCCAATGAGTGCTGGCACAACTGGGATGTTAGAATTCCTGGGGTTACAAAAAGAGCAGTCTACAGGTTTAAGTAAAACCGCTATGGGTTTAAACGATACGTTATATGTATCTGGTAACTCTGAGCAAAAAATGGCAGGTGCGCAAAACGCTGCACAAATAAGAGTTGAACATATTGCACGTAGATTTGTCGAGACAGGCATTAAAGATTTATGTCGTGGCGTATTAAGAGAAATGAAAAGCAATCTTAAGAATCCTACAATGTACAAGACAGACCAAGGGTACGCTTCACTTACTCCACAAGAGTTACAAATGATGCCCGGCAATATGGACTTAGATATACAGGCAAACATTGGAGAGAATTCAAACTCTTCTTTGGCTGAGAAACTTATACAACTAACACAGTTGTTACCTCAGATGGCACAAAGCGAGGCTTCAGAAGCTTTTATTAATCCAATGTCTTCTTATAATTTGGCTGTAGACATTCTTAAGAATATGGGTATGGACCCAACAAGATTCTTAAACGATCCATCTACACAAGAATTTCAACAAGCACAGCAACAAGCTCAACAAAGAAAACAAGAGAAAAGACAGCGAGATGATGATGCTCAACAAGCTTCTATTGATCTCGATTTAGCAACTAAACAAGCTAACATAAGTTTAATTAAAGCAGAAGCTGATAACAAGAAGATTGACAATAAACGTCAATTGTTGCAAGCAGCTGATGATTCTAATAGGGAATGGGCTGAGCTTAGTGTTAAAGCGCAAAAAGATGGTGCACAAGTTCCAACGCAACCTCCATCTGATTTTCTTTCTTTATATCAAGACACTGAAGAAACAGAACAGATAGAAGCTGAGCAAGAAAGAATGATGCAAGAACAACAGATGATGCAGGAGCAACAATATGCCCAACAGAACAATGTTGATAGCGGAGGCTATTGATAGAATAAAAGAGTTAGCATCAGAAAGCGAAGACATGGAAATTCTTGTAAGTTCTGAAGCTGCTCTAAAAACTTTAGGTATACTCCAAATACTTGGATTTAAAAGTATATCTATTGACCAATACTTAAACATGTGAGATGACAGATGAGTAATTATAAAAGACAACCAGCTTATAAAGCTGGAGACAATGGCAAACCTAAAAAAGTATCGCCATATGATGATGCGCAACGAGTTCTTAACAAGGGCTATCAGTGTACTGAAATTAAAGATACTATGACTATGGTAACTGAAGATATACTCAACGCACTGTTTCGTGAATGGTTAGAAACAAAACATTTCGAAACAGAACGCAGAGAGTTTATTTATAAGTTAGCAATAAGTCAGGGCGCTGTAATGAGCAATATAGAAAACTCTATTATGGCAAAAGACAATAAAGTTCAACAAACTAAAGGTGATGAATGATGAATGAAGATAACCTAAAAAGAGCATTAGATAAAATTGATATTCAAATAGA